ACGTAGTTGACTAGCTTGCGATACCGCTTGATTTCCCGCTCTAAGTCGGGGCAGGAGCTGTTTAACACCCGCAGGATCGGGGTGCCTTCTGGCCTTATATGCAGGGCCATTCTGGTAGACTCAGTGCGGGCGGGAATATCGTCACACCCAGACAGAAAGCTGGCCCCGGTGATCTGGCTGCGGATACCGCGCTTGACGAGTTGCTCTGTGTATTGCTCGACGGGGAGCCTGCCAGAGCCAATGTCGCGCAGCCTACCGCCGTGAGCGTCGATGATAAACGCATGGAAATGGTGCCCCTGCACCTTCTTGGAGAACTCCTCCCCGAAGATCATGGCATTAGACTGCCGCAGGTAGAGCTGGTCGTACACCAGCCAGAAGTTGCCGCTGGGCGGGACGGCGGCAAACAGCACCGCCGTGACGGCGTGGCCCGGGTCGATCACCGCATACCGGCACCAATCAGCGGGAACCTGTCCATTGGGAAGCTCTGACCGATCCATGCCATGTATCCGCATGTCAAAGCTGGGATAGCACAGCACTGAGTCGGTTATGAAGTCGCCCTCGGCTCGCATCCTGAGAACGTCATCGCCCACTGCGGCCCAGCGTTCGATGCTCTTGGCCTTCTCAGCGGCATCTAGGTGAGGGTTGTCCAAGAACCGCAGCTTGAACTGCCGGATATGGGACTTGTCCCCAAGGGCCTGTTCGCTGGCGTCGGCCCGCTCCTTTAATCCTAGGAGTGCGTTATTAGTGGAATGTGGCATCGCACTCCACGCAAATACTCCACGCCTGTCCACAATGCGGGCCTGCATTTCAGAAATCCACTGCTCATTTGAAACGTCCTCGTCGATGTGGCAACGGTTAGTTTGAAAGCCTTGGACAGGATCGCCCTCACTAGAGAAGAAGTGAATCACCCACCCGTTTGTCATCGTCGCCATCTGGATATAGCTAGCGGACTTGTGTACCCAGCTAATCGACTTGATAAGCCTCTGGGGGATCAGCGGCGGTGACGGGCGGGCGTCTTTCTGTGCGTCTTGGGTTGGGTCAAAAGCCCTCCAATCCCCCGTAACCTTGTCCTTGATGATCTTGAAAGCCCCCCACTTGAACAGCATGGGGTACACCACCATGCCGATGTGCTTCCAATCCTTCCCTACGATCACCAGAATGCCGTCTTTCTCTGGGTATTTCTTGTAGGGGTCTTGGCCGGTCACCGCCCGGGCGTCCTCCACGAACGTACACAGGGACTTACCTGACCGATTGCCACCGATGACAAGGACTTCACTGGCCCTGCACTCATGTATCTCTGCTTGGTTCTGGTTCGGACGGTAGAGCTTGAGGGCTTCGAGCCTTCTTTCGCGGAGTTCGCTTTGCAGTTCGCGGATGGAGTCCCGCTCGAACTTGGTCATCGTCGGCAGCGTCGGGATCGTCGGCGGTGAGAGCTTGGGGTGCTTTTTTGGTGCCTTGGACATTGATGGTGGTTCCCTTGAATGCGGCGACTGCCTGCTGAAAGCGGTCGTTTAGCTCCAGCTCTAGCTCTTCCTCTGACCATAGGGTGAGGGGCTTCTTGGCCCCGCCCTGCTCGACGTTCTTGCTGACCAATCGGCACAGCGTCTCCAGCAGCCGATTGCGGGCCGAGCTACCGGGAGGGCTGTCGTAATACTGCTTGACCAGCATTGCCGAGAACCCGCCCACCCCGCCGAAATACTGGAATACCCGTTCAATTACCTCGGCTGAGTGCGGGATGTTCGAGCCGCCCGCTTGGGCCGACTGCACATACAAGTCAACGCCAGCCGCCTCAATCATGCGGAGCCCGTCCCGCCGCCGCTTCTTGATCCGCTCAGAAGTCTCCTTCTTCTGGGCCGTGATGCAGTTGCGGCACTCAGGGGTGAAGAAAGACTTGCCGTCCCGTTCCCGCCAGCGGAAAAATTCCTTGGTTCGCGGGTACTTATTGCCACAGATAGTGCAAGTGCGGTCACTCATGGCGGTAAATGATAACAGCCTGCGGTGTTGCTCCGCAGGCTGTTACCGGATTTGGTTATCTGGATGGTCGTGCCATCACACTCACGCGACCGCAGCAGTGTTGAGGTTGATCCGCGTCAACTGGAGTGCTGCCGTGGTTGCCAGACCGATATTCTGGCCGATGGCGAGGCCCGCTGTCCATGCCGCAACTGCACCAAGTGTGGCGGGTGCCACAGCCACATTTGCACCGATAATTGCCGCCGACTGTCGCACACTGCACGGGCCCTTGACTACCAGCCAGACGATGTCGTTTGTCCGCAGTTCGCCCGTGAGGTACTCGTCCAACACGCCAAACTGGATGGCCGTATTGGTAATGTTCGACGACGTTCCCAAAGCGGAGAAGTTCTCCAGAGCCGCAGGCTGACCAGCCACAGTCGTGGCATTGAACACGTACAGGTTGCCAGCCGCCGTCGAGGCGTCTGTAACCAAACTGCCCGTGTAGCGGGCCGCAACGCAATACACCAACCGGTTGCTGTGAAGGCCCTTGGTGTTGACATTCACATCTTGGAAAATCTTGATCTGACCGATGACAGAGCGACCGGCAACGGGGCCGAGCGCATCCGTTTCGATAACATCACCGCCCAGAAGCGTCGTGCCGCGTGTGAACGGGGGATCGGAAAACAAAGAGGACATTAGAAGATGCTCCTGTCAGTGGGTCAGGCTTCAGCCGTAACGGGTGCGAGTGCAAAGAAATTTCTTGGACTCTTAAAATAGAAGTTGCCGAGTGTTGAGCAAGCATATCGGTACGCCTGGGTCTCTTCGTCGAAGAAGGGGCCTTCGGCAACCATAAGCTGCGACTCAAGGCATCGGAGCTGCATGTTTCCGATGCTGAAGCCGTAGCCTCGGCCTGCGGGAACTGCATACTCACTTGTTACTTCCACGCCGTCGAGGGTGACGGTGTCGTTGAAGCCCAGAGCCTTGAGACCGTTCTCCTTGGACACCATGAGCCGCTCATTGTCGCGGTAGGTGTTGAGGAACTGAATGTAAAGCGACCTGTCGAGAGCGACCATATCGATCTGGCCCTGCGCCGAATCATTTCGCTTGGTTTGGTGAATCCCTTCGCGGATGGCGAAGGTGCAATTCTTCGACCAGTTCTGCGAGCTTGCAGCGGCCTTGTTCAGACCGGTGGAATTGTAATTTACAATTACCGGTGACCAGAAATCCGCCTCTGGATCAACCGCATGGTTGGGCCATTTCGGCGTGGTCGCACTGACAACAGCCGGAGCACCGATGCGACCACCACCGTACACGCCGAGCTGAGTATTCAGACCAGCGAACGAATCCAGCGGAAAGCCGAAGCGGTCGGCGGTGTTGGACGAAGTACGCTTGGCGAACGGCGAGGAGGCGTCAGCTTCGTTGATAGTACCATCGAAGCCCATGAACGATTCCAGCCCGTGGAAGTCGTTGTCATTGGCCGAACCATCTTTGTACGGCTGGTAGGACAGATGCTGTTCGAGCGACTCTTGCAGACGCTCTGCCAGCTTGGCAGCAACGTCAACAAGTGCCTGCTGGCCCCTGTTTTCCAGCATCTCGCGCCGAAAAATGGCGTCCGTGGCAACAAATCCCTTCCACGGAAGCTCGGGCCTCTTGAACATATTGACGCGGCTGAAGGTACGCGGCGTGTCTCCGGTATTTCCGGTTACGCTCGCATTTTTCCAGCGGACGTTCCAATCGAAACCCCTGCCGCTTTGGTTCATTACAATGTTGCCGCTGGACTCCAGCAATGCGAACACCTTGAACTTGCGGAACGTCGCCACCTCTTCTTCACGAAGATGGTTGACAATCGTCGTCGCAATAACTCTTGCCCAGTCAGTTGGTGAGGCCATTGTAATAAACCTTTGGGGGTGGTCAGGTCATTCCGGCGTCGGACAAATCTTTGCGGAATCGGTCAGCGAATGTCATTGGTTTCTGAGGCACTCGGCTATCGATAGTGTTGGCACTTGTACGATTCACCGACCGCATCGCCTGCTGTCGCAGGTAGTCCATGTTCTTGGCGTCGGCGGTCGGTTGTTGCTGCACCTGCTGAGTCGTGGCGATCTGTCCTTGGAGCATTCGTAGGTTCTGCTCTAAGTTGCGGGCATGGGCTTCAAGCACATCCCGCTCCAACAGTTTCTTCGCCATCTCCCAACGGGGTTCAGCTCCTTGGATGCCGTACCCTTTCATGTCCTCAATGTATTTCTGTACCGCGAGTCCCTCTGGAGACGCATCCCCACTTACTCCATTTGCATAAAGCCAATCTTTATTTTCTTCGAGGGTCGAGTCTACGAACCCCTGTTCCTGCATCCGACCGATCTCTGTCGAGAACAATTCCTGTGCCTGCTGCCGTGCCATCTTCGAGATAATGGGTTGCAGCGTCTCTTCTGGATTGTCTAGCAATCGGGTGGCAAAGTTCGCCCGAAATGCCATGTGTTCTTGCAGTGCCGCCTTGGCGTCGAGCGGAGCCTCGGGGGCAATAGCGTCACGACCGTTCTCGTCCTTGACGAGATACTGCCGGTAGCTGTCCTTCAGCTTTGGGGGCGTCCACGGGGACGGCTCTTCCTGCGGCTTTGCTTGGACTTGCGGCTGCTGCTGGGGCTGTTGCTGGGACTGCTTCCACTGCTCATAAGAAGGGCGATTGGCAAGGTATTCGCTGGCAACAGGGATGACAGACTGATACTGCTGGAGCTGTCGAGCAACCGACTCTTCCCTTTGCAGGGCTTGGTACAGCCGTCCTGCAATGGCGTTATCGTCTTGGCCGTTGAACTGGGGGAGCTGTCGGAAATGCGACCACACCTCGACGGGCGCG